ACATTATTTAAAACAATTAAATTTAAATCTTGAATCTATAAAATATCTTTCATAGTCTAGCTAGAATCCTCCAAACAATCTAAAAGGATTCAACATGCAAAATGAAATATTAGGGCGCGTAGCTTTTGCGGCCCAGTATGCTAAAGAGACACCCACGGGGCGCGAGACGTGGGCAGATGCTGTGGATAGAGTTAAAGCTATGCACTTGCGAAAGTTTAAGAATGATGATGATGCTAAAGACGCGATAGAGTGGGCGTTTAATCTCGTATATGACAAGCGCGTATTTCCATCACAGCGCTCTATGCAATTTGGCGGGCGTGCCATTGAGCGCAATAACATGCGCATTTATAACTGTACATACTCAGCATGTAATAGAGTAAGGTTTTTCCCTGAAGCATTTTGGCTACTGCTTAGCGGGTGTGGCACAGGCTTTAGCATTAGAAAGATGCACACTAATAAGCTACCCATCTTGATTAGTGAAGATCAATTAAATAAAAGATTAACACAAGAGCATGATGTAGCGGACACAATCGAGGGGTGGGCTAATGCAGTAGAGATGCTTATTAGTAGCTACTGTGTAGGCTCATATTATGATATACGCTATGAGACTGAGCCACTTTTTAATTATTCTAAGCTACGTGCTAAAGGTGCTAAGATTTCGAGTGGCGGGCGTTCTCCTGGCTATAAGCCACTTGAGACTGCTATTGAAAAGATACGCGCACATTTACAAATGATGGTTAAGAGAGATCGAAAGTTTAGGCCTATTGATTGCTTAGATATTGCTATGTATTTAAGTGAAGCGGTACTAAGTGGGGGGGTGAGACGCTCAGCATCTATAGCTATCTTTGATCAAGATGATCAAGAGATGATAGAAGCTAAGCAGGGGGAATGGTGGAAAGATAACCCACAGCGTGCTTATGCAAACATTAGCGCAAGCATTAAAACAGATGGCACAGAAGATGAGGCCACAGCTAAAAAGATTTTGTTAAGTGCGCGAGAGTGGGGGGAGCCTGGCATAGCTTTCTTTAAATCAGACTTTCACGGTACTAATCCGTGTGCAGAGATTGGTCTGCTAGGCACATGTATTAGAGATGGCTACGGTGATCCCATTGATCAAGTAACTATAGATATGCTTGAAAACATGGAATATTACCAAAGTAAAAAAGGATATAGCTATCATCATGGGTGGCAAGCATGCAATTTATCAGAAGTGAACATGGCTAAGAATAAGACTAGAGCAGAGTTTTTAGAAGCATGTGAAGCCGCTAGCATTATCGGAACACTACAAGCTAGCTATACTGAAACAGGATACTTAGCGCATACATCTCGTAGAATCATAGAGTTTGAAAGCTTAATAGGTGTAAGCTTAACGGGCATGTGTGAGAATGAGTTATCATTTAATGCAGACGTATTACAAGATGGAGCTTTAATAGTAAACGCAATGAATACTAAATACTGTGATGTGTTTAGAGTATCTAGTGCATCTCGTACTACTTGCATTAAGCCCAGTGGCAATACATCCACAGTAGCGGGGGGCATCTCTGCGGGTATCCATCCACACCATGCTAAACGATACATAAGGCGCATGCGCTTAAGTAAAGTGAATCCAATATGGCAAGAGTTACTAACTAAGGTACCTGCGGCGTGTGTAGATTTAGATGAGCACACGGGGATAGTACAGTTTGCATGCTCAGCACCTGCGGGCAGTATCACTAGAGAAGATGACACAGCACTTAATCATTTAGAACGTGTTAAGCTAGTCTATGAGAATTGGGTAGCGCCAGGCAGTGCTAATACTAGAGTAGAGGGATTAACTCATAATGTATCTAATACATGTACAGTAAAACAAGACGAGTGGGATGATGTAGCGCATTTTATTTGGAGTAATAGAGAAAGCTTAAGGGGGGTAGCATTATTAAGCTATGTAGGTGATCATATGTATAATATGGCCCCTTATCAAACAATAGTAGAGGGCACTGATAGTGCTAAGCTATGGGATGATCTAGCGCAGATTAAATGGGATGAGGTAGACTTAAACAAGAGGGGTGAGGGAGAAAGCCCTACGCTAGATCCTGCTTGTAGTGGGGGCAAATGTGAAGTAAGTTTTTAATTAAAAGATAAGTGCGCTTGAATCTTATCAAACATATCCCATGATGTAGGATCACCCACTTCTAAGTATTCATGTATATCTGCAAGTGCTTGCTGATTAGTTACGCCTTTAGTGGCTAAGCAAGTATTATAGAATGGCTCACATGATAGACGCTCTTTAGCAGTCTCTAAATGTGCGGGCGTATTATCAGCATACACAGTATCAAATAGTAAATCATTCATCTCTACAGCTAATGCTACTTGCTTGTCTTCACTTAGTGTAGTGAGATCAATATCATTTACAGTAGCCAATACGCTAGTAAAATATGGCAATCCTACCGCAGGGCGTATGGGTTGAGATGGGGCACGCTGGGGCGGCATAGCCTGTGGTGGATTGCTAGGTACGCGCTCACCCTCTACACTTTGAAATATGATTCTATCTTTCTCAGCATCTGACATTTTATCATTCATCTCTGCGAGCTCGTCAGGGCTATAAGTCTGCCCTATGATATCTGAATAGAAAGCACGTAGTAAAGCTGTGAGGCATCTTTTATGTAGCATATTCTTAGACATAGTTTTCCATGCTCTATTATTCAATAGGCCACGTGCTTTAGCATCTTCTATAGTAAATGTCCAGGTGTGCTCTGGTATATCAAAATCCAGTTGATCTCTGCGCTTGGTGCCTAAGGTACATACATTATCATTTAACTCAATTACTCTAATGTATCCACAAACTTTAGAGCCGCTCTTATCACGATATCCAAGCACTATTCCTGCCATAGCATCAGCGTTAAGAGCTGGCTTACCACTGATAACGTAAGTATGAGCAAGAGTGATAGCCACGTTATCATTATAAAAATGTCTGAAAGTTTGGAAAGCAATTTTATTATCATGATAATCTTTCTGATTCTTACTTAGTGATGAGATAAGGGCGTCTTGCTCAGGTGTAAATATGTTTGTTTGCATGATTAAATCCTTTATTTGTAAAGTGTGCGTATGATGTAGTTAACTTGATCTTCACTAGCACCGCGCACTAGCTCAGAGTAAACATTAATTAAGTGTGCAAAGTCACGAGGGTCTAAGCACAATTCAGTAGCGGGGAATTCTCCCATGGTGAATAGGTAGTTATCTGCTTCTTTTTCAATAGCTAGCTTGTCAAGCTTACCCATATTTATTAAATACTGTATATCTTCATCATGTGTGAGCTCTATATTAGACATAGTTTTAAATAGCGCGTACACAGTATCATGATGTAATTGAGGGGAGTATTTACTAACTTTGATAGGCTTAGTATCTTCTTGTAAGCTGATCAGTGCTAGTGCAATTAAGATGATAATGATTAAGTATAACATTACTTAAAATCTCCTAGTGTTAGCTGTACTTGTGTTAAGTGTGCTAGTGCTTCTGCCAGTGCTAATGCTGTGGTCATCTTCATATCATTCTTAAGATAGTTTGATAGTGTGCCTGGTGTCACCTCTAGCTGAGCAGCTAGATCTCTCATAGTTAAGCCGCGGGCAGCTAGTGATGATTTGATTTTATTCTTTAGCATGTTGTTTGCTCCTGTATTTATTATTTAGTAAATGTTAATTATTCGCATAAATACTTAATTCAAATGACTCTTTAACAGCTTTCAATATCTTCTCATAAGAGAATGATTTTACGTACTGTTTTTCATGTCTGCGTAGTTTTTTAATATTGCGCTTCTGTACAATATTATATATTTCTTTCGATACTTTCTCTGCGTCATTCCCAATAGACTCGTCTAGACCATAAATCCAAAATATTTTTAAAATCAAGTTTTGGGCATATAGTTCCCTAAATGTCGGATCCACTAGCTTATAAGCTAGCTCATCAAATTTAAAATTATCAAATTCAATCATTATGATTTCTCCTGAATGTGTGTTAGTAGCGTTGCCGCTTGGTAATGATTAGTATTTAGCATAGATGTTTTTTGCCTGTCAAATAAAATTTTAAAAAAAGCAAAAAAAGATTTTATCTTGTAAAAACTATTTGACGTACTAAGATATTTTATTTATATGTAGTGTATCACTAACACGCGCCATGGAGGATTGTATGGCCACTGAATACGAGTTAAGGCATGCAGTTATGCAAGCTGAGATTAAACCTACTGTTAAAGTAGTAATGTTAACTATACTTATGAAGATTGATTGGCACACATGGACTAGCACTATTACGCTTAAGTCTATTGCTGATTATTGTAAAGTGTCTTATCGCTCAGTGATACGCGCACTAGATGAGTTAGAAGAGTTAGACTGGATTGAGAAAAGTACTATACGAGTGAAAGCAAAGAACACGCCCACTAAAATTACAGTACATCATTTACATGTATTTCATAGTGCCAATTTGTCACATGACAAAATGTCACAGTGTCAAAATGTCACTAGGGGTAGTGCCAAAATGTCACATACCATGTGCCAAAATGTCAGTATGGATAGTGACAAATTGTCACACAATACATTAATAAACAATATTAACAATATTAATAACAATATGGATGATGACTATCAGCACTATAAAATCTACTATGCTAAGATGGGTTTTAATATTTGTGAGCCGATTGATGCTGATAAGCTTAGACCACAGGTCTTAGAGTATCGACTATCTCAAGAGCCTACTTGGAAACGATTAAATAAATTCACGTCATACTCACAAGCAAAAGATGAGCTACTAAAGCGTGCGCAGTGGCTAAACATACCGCTAGGACGTGAGCATATCAGATTTATTAAAAGTGAAATAGAGAGTGAGGGGGCCACATGGAAAGATTAGGATCATCAGTACTTAAGATTTTAGATGGCATCAATATAGCACCTGGTAGCGAACCGCCCCCACCTCCCGCATATCTCAATACAGTTAATGCAGACTCACTACATACTCATGATTTAATCAAGCGTGGGCAAGCCAGATACTTAGTAGCGGGTGACGTTCCTTGTAATTGTGCTCAGGGTTACGTGTATAAGCGTATTGAGTATAAACCTATGGCAATACCTTGCCCTCTATGTAAAAACTTAACCAAGGGCTTAAATTATTTGCAGAGGGCACACTTACCCAACGATGCTTATGACGCTTCACTAGATACATACATTTATGATAGTCCTCAGCAGCAAGCTATGATTAGTGACATCATTAGCAGCTATCTACCACACATCCCGCCATCACTTTTTATGTATGGTAAAAGTGGTAATGGTAAAAGTACTATTAGCTATATCATTGCTAAACACTTAGCACTCGCGGGGTATAGAGTTAAGTACTTCCATCATCATCATGCTTTTCAAAAAGAGAAGCAAAGCTGGTCTAAGAATACATCATTTATAGACTCGATTGTAGACAATGTAGATATCTTACTATTAGATGAGTTTGGCGGCTTAGGTGGGCGTGCTAATTATAGTGAGTGGTTTACTACTACAACTATTGAAATGATAGGCATCATGTATGAGAAGTATAGAGCAGGGCAGCTAAGCATTATCTTAACTAGCAATCTAACACCTAAGCAGATATTTACTAAGCTACTTGATAGAAATGAGATGGCCTTATCACGCTTACAAAATATATTTGGTAATCCTCTACACATGGTAGGCCCAGATAGACGAGCTAAAGGGAAAGATGTATCTAAATGGATATGATCTTTATCTTATGCTTATCTAAATAATCTAAGCCATCTCTATTATATTTACTATCTGCGCTAACTACTATCACTTTAAAGCCTGCATGATGAATGAGACGGGCACATGCTAAACATGGATTAGTACTAATCACCATAGTACACCCGTCTAAAGCTATCCCCTGGCGTGCCGCATTAGCTATGGCGTTCTGTTCTGCATGGTGACATCCCCACTCTATATGTGTGCCACTCTCAATATTATATCTATCTCTATCACAAGCATCCCCCCCACATAGCAAGCCTACTGCTTTACGCGGTGCCCCGTTAAATCCTGCGCTTATGGGGTTATTGTTAGCATCAATGATAAAAGCCCCCACTTGACCCCGTGGGCATGGTGACATAGTAGCAAATAGTTTAGCATGTTCTAGCCAATGCTTAAGCCATCTCATCTTCATAAGCATACATCCATGATAAACTTAAAGTTATCATCACTCTCAATTAAAGCTTTGATGGCCTGCGCATAGTATCTAATCTCTGACTGCGCATCTTTAGCTAGTCTTAATTGTAAAAAGTGTATCACAGCATGTAATGATGCACTCCAATAGCACTCCGTAAATTGAGCAAGAGGTAATATCATGCGGGCTTGCTCACGTGCTACACCCTGCTTAAGCATCTCTTTATATGTAGCATAACTATAGTTACACGCAGATACATATAAGTCTGTAATGTCTTCTTGATTATCTATAGCCCCGCCGCTGCCTTGTTTAACATTCTTAATAGACTTACGCCACAGGTCAGGGCAATGTATACTATGATCAAGCTCTACGTAACGCCCGCTTATCTCATTCCATGAGCAGCCCACCTGGTGCTTTTGCCACTGACGAATCACAAAGATAGGCGCCTTAATGTGGAAAGTAAAAAACGCATGCCTAAATGGTGACGTGTGCTTATGTGTCCATAAGTATTTTATTAAACTTTTATCTTTATCACTTAAGCCTCCCTCTATGCGCTTGCCAAAGGATACACGCGCCGCATTCACTACACTAGTAGCACTGCCCATGGTATCCACTAGCTCTATAAATCCCATATCATCTATTTTTTTCTTCATGTTGTTTTTCACTTGTTTTAATTGAAATAAATTACTATAACTTAATTGAGGTGTATATATGTCTAAGAATAAAACACAGATTACTATAAGCTTATTAAATGAGCAATTACAATACATAGATGATTTAGCTAGTAAGCAGATCATTAGTAGAGGTCAAGCCGTGCGTCAAATCATTCATGAAATGATGAGCACAGGTGTACCAAGTAACTTAACTTTAAGTGAAAGAGTATCCTACTTAGAGGATGAAAGAAACAAGTTAATGTCTCTAGTCACTGAGCTAGAATATCAAATAACATATATCAAAGGGCAATTAGATGCTTAATAAAATGATGATCTTAGGTAATGTGGGTAAGCAGCCAGAGCAAGCGCCTAGCTATGATAAGCTTGTTACATTTAGTGTAGCTACTACTGAGTATACTAAAGATAAGTCAAGTGGTGAGTTTAAAGAGCATACTGAGTGGCATAAAATTAAATGCTTTGGTTATGTAGCTGAGAAAGCACTTAAGCTGGGCAAGGGCTCTAAAGTTTATCTAGAGGGTAAATTTAGAAGTGATAATTATGAAAAGGATGGTGTTAAGCGTAAAGCGTTTTACATCTTATGTGATAAGCTCGTAATTATTGAGAAGACGCAGACAGTACAAGCGCAATGGGATAAGACACTAGAGAAACCACTAGACCGTCCCACACCTGAGCTCACTATTGATGATGAGGGCTTTACGCCATGGCAATAGATAACAAAGCATTAGAGGGCCTTGCTAAGCGTGAAGCAGCTACTACACAAGTAAATACAAGCATAACGCGCACTAAGTACTGTACAGAGATAGTAGACGCTATATGTGATGGCCTCGTAGCGGGACTATCTATTAAAGCAGTCTGCGGAATAGTTAACATTGATGAATCCACTTTTTATAGATGGAAAGAAAAGCATCCAGATTTTAAGGAGGCCGTTAATAGTACGCGCCCAGCTTTTGAAGCTCAAATGTTATCTATCATTAAGCATCATGCGCATGATGATTGGAGGGCGGCAGCCTGGATACTAGATAGAAGATTCCCGCATGAGTGGGGCACTAAGCGTGAGCTAGAGTTAAATGTTAATAAGACAGATGGCACTGAGCAAGTGCTTTCATTTATCAAGCAAGCGCAAGAGAAACTAAAAAGCCCAGCTAGTAATAGCTGAGCTTTAAAGCAAACAAACATATCATCCTGAGAGAAAGATACGAAAGTTATATACTATGAATAATAAACTTAGTAAAGAAGATTTAGAAGCTAAAGCACTTAACTTGAATATACACAATCACTGTATGTTCCTATTTGCATCTATGCTAAAGCGGTGCGCTATGGGTAACTACTACAGACAAGTTAGCCCTTTCACTTTTGAAGAGTCAAGCGGTAACGCCATAGCATTTTGTGATGGTGGTTATAAAGATGACTATGGCAATTTATTAGTAATTGAAGTTAAGACGCGCATCATTAAAGAGAGTCAAGTTAATCCCGCAGATGCAATTAAAAAAGCTATCTCACAAGAGTTAAAATATGAGTTATTTAATTATGATTTTATTGTGCCCGTCTTCATGTATACAGCTAATCATAGGGCGGCTTGGTCATTTGATGATGCTAAAGTTATGATCTACTTTGGTACAGCTAATAATAGAAAGTGGACTAACCCCCGCACGTTACATGAGCATTATAATGATGTTATGATGAGTGGTAGCATTAGTGAGTTATTTGATAATTTAAATACTATACAACCCCCATGTGTTCAACTTGAACTTATGCAGTCTACGCCGCAGTTAAAAACGATTGAGCCCCCGCCTCAGGATGCCCCAATACAGGAGGCTAATGAGGTGCCTATAATCTCACGCAGAAATAAAACAAAATTCTTTTTTATTCGCTATGACCAGTATGTCTTCCATGGGTGGGAGCATTTAATATCTATGCTAAGAGATACAGGGCTTTATACTGAGCATAATATACAGACTGCATACATTATGAGAAGCTTGTCACGTATGTTAAGTAATGACTTTATAGAAATAGTAGTCAAGTGGCGTGGTGATATGATTCAAATAGATAAGCATCAAGTAGAGATAGCATTTACGAGTAATGCTCAATACTCATTTAATGATGATGCTAAAGAGATGTTAAGAGATAGTCAGCACATACTTATATTTGCTAAAGATAAAAAAATATCTAGCTATTCTGCGAGTAACTTTAAAGAGTTTAATAACTATCTTGATAGCTTAGGAATGGATAAAAACCCTTGATCTCTCTTAATGATTTACAGCTTTCTATTATTCAATCCATCTTACGAGAAGATAAAGTTATAGCTGCTCGCTGTGGATGGGGTAGCGGTAAGACAAGTGCTTTAGTATTCTCACTGCTCACAGTAGCTAAGATGCGCCCAGGTAGAAGCTCGCTTATCGTGACAGATACTACGCCCCGCTATAACTCAGTGTTAATGCCTGAAATTGAGAAATGGCTAGCCCCTTTAGGGTGGGCATATAATCACACTAATAAAGTGTGGACAGATACACATACTGGGTCTAGTGTGTGGTGCAGGTCATACTATAGACCTGGCACACGTGAGGCAACCCATAACCCATTAGAGGGGCTTAACATCACAAGCGGGGTAGTATTCATAGATGAATGTCAAACACTCACCGCAGAGGTAGCATATAAAGCTTTAGGCCGTCTGCGTAGCGGGCCATCACCGATTATGGTTTTAGTAGGCTTGCCTGTGATAGATGCCTGGTGGTGTAAGCTAGCTGAGCAAGCTGAATGCGTGCCCTTGCTGTTTACATCTTACGTGAATCAAGATAATCTTAGTGATGAGTGGTTTAAGGCTACTGAACTATTACCACAGGATGAGCGTGAAGCCATGGTGTTAAATAAACCTAAGCCGCCTAGTGGACTTGTGTATTCAGAGTTTAATCATGAGAAGCATGTTATAGATGACTTTAAGTATAGCCCCACCATGGGCGGGCGCATAGCTATAGACTGGGGATTTAGAAAGCCATCTGTATTAGTGATAGTTTATGATGAGTTTAGACAAGCATCTATAGTAGTCCATGAGATTAACCCACAAGAAGTAACTATAGAACAGCTTAGCAGTATGATCTTACAAGTAGCGTGGCCACGGTCTATGCAAGCAAGTGCCCCAGGCAAGAGGATATGGATAGATACAGGCGTGGCAGATAAAGCAGGGCGTGCTAGGTCAGATCACACAGGGCTTAGTGCTTTTAGACTCATACGTAAAACACCTAGCGAGGGGGGCATTGGTTTACCCCTGCGCTCTACCACTGATCCAGTTAGAATAGACATTCTTAACGGGGTGCAAAGATTAAAGCGCGCATTCAATAGTAACAAGTATCTCATTACTCGTGAGGTGTGGGAACGTGGCGAGCGTGCGCCAGGTAATAGTTTAAGAAAAGCATTACTAAGCTACGCATGGGATACTAAAGAGCAACCTAAAAAAGATGGGCGTGAGGATCCTCTAGATGCACTGCGCTATGATTGTATCTTCCACCATTGGACAGAATCACACAGAAGTTACACACCACGGGCTAAGCGTATTAATAAGGATGTTAAGGTGGGCTCAGCTAAGACTAGGAGTTTTTAATATGATAATACACGGTGATAGCTTGCATGAGCTCACTAAGCTAGATGATAACTCTATAGATGCTGTGGTGAGTGACCCGCCTTATGGTTTATCTAATATCTCTCATAGTGCTTTGATGTCATGCCTTAAAGAGTGGGCACTAGGTAACTATAGCTACTTGCCCGCCGCTAAAGGCTTCATGGGTAAATCATGGGATGGATTCGTACCCCCGCCCGCTTTATGGCGTGAGGTGTATAGGGTAATGAAGCCAGGGGCACATGCGCTAATCTTTGCGGGGTCACGTACTCAAGACTTAATGGGGCTATCCTTAAGGGTTGCGGGCTTTGAGATTAGAGATGTTTTACAGTGGCTATATGGTAGCGGCTTCCCTAAGTCTCATGATATTAGTAAAGCTATTGATAAGGTTAAGGGATGTGATAGAGAAGTGATAGGTAAAAGCAAAAGGCATGGAGGAGGGAGCTCTCACATTTTCATTGAGAGAGGAAGCGCACCAATTACAGCCCCCGCCTCACCACAGGCTAAACAATATGATGGATGGGGTACAGCACTAAAGCCCGCCTATGAGCCTATCTTATTAGTACGTAAGCCACTTGTAGGCAGTGTCGCTGAGAATGTTTTAGAGCATGGTACGGGGGGCATAAATATAGATGCGTGTAGAATTGATACTAATGATAGTTTAGCCCGCATAAATAAAGTAGACAATAGAATGTTTGGTATAGGTAATGGCTTAAATTCACAAGCATTAAAGGTGGCACAGGGCTTAGATGAGCTGGGCCGCTATCCTAGCAATGTTATACTAGATGAGCGTGCAAGCAACCTGCTAGATGTTCAAGCCCCTAGTGTAAACAGGTTCTTTTATTGTGCTAAAGCTCAGCCTAACGAACGCCAGGCGGGGCTAGATGGTTTGAATATTCATCCTACAGTTAAGCCTATTGAGTTAATGAAGTACTTATGTAAGCTAATCACCCCACCAGGGGGCACAATTCTAGAGCCATTCTTAGGCAGTGGTACCACAGCCATAGCAGCTAACTTGCTAGGCTTTGAGTGCATAGGTATAGAGCGTGAGCTAGAATATATTAAGGTGGCAGAGGCTAGGCTTAAGTATTGGACGCTAAACTATGAGCCCATTTATAGTGATGTCAAAGAAGATAAACAAGATACACAACTAGAGTTATTTTAATGAATGATGAATTACTAAAGATTTATAAAAGTAATTATATGTTTGCTATAGCTTTTGAGTTTACAAGAGATGATCAGCAAGCATTAGACTTAGTACAAGATACATACCTTAGAATCATAGATAAGCAGTCTCACTATAGAAAAGTGGGGAGCTTACATGGATTTATTAAAGTAGTAATGAAGCGCATACACTTAAATAATATAAGGCGAGATGACATTAGAGATAGGGCACTAGATACGTATAGCGATAAGTATTACCCGCATGAGGTAGATGATGCTATTAACTATGTATACTGTAGACAGTTAATTAAAAAGTGTAGACATAAAGAAATACTTAAGTATCAAGCACTGGGATACACTACAGAAGACATAGCAGAAATTACAGGCATCAATAAAAACACTGTCTTCTCTAAATCGCGTTATATGAGAAAAGAGATGAGTAAGCATAAATAAAAAAAGCCAGCATGAGGGCTGACTTTTTTTATATCACGTATAACGCACAATCTAAGAAAAGGATTGTACGCTCTACATAGCACACTAGCTATGCGGGTGCAATACTAAACTACAGGCAAAAAAAAAGAGCCATCACCATACCAAAGTTTAGCTCTTTTCTTTTAAAGAAAGAGCTCACCGTCCAAAGTCAACTCTTTTCTTTTGCCTCGCGAGAGGACACAAATATATGTTCAATATAACTAACACTCTAAATAAATGAAAGCAAGTATAATATGAATGACACACTAAAAAAAGTCATATTAGATTTAACTAAAAAGATGGTAATAGATGTGGCTAATGAATTCCCACATTATGAGTATGAGGAATCTCTTAAGCTCTATATGGAGATCATGCAATCACTACTAGATGGAGATTATCAAAAAGATAATATTGACAAGTAATGTTATAAAAATGATAATATCCACAAGTGATTAGTAGCATGAGGGTATTATGCGTAAAGATAACGACAGCCCACGCCATTTAAAAGCCAGGTATCCAAAGTTTAGGAACTATGGTATTACAGGCACACAGCTAAGCGGTGGCAGTATCTCAGGCTATGAGAACAACCCTAAACTTACGGGCCTAAACTGGGTTAATGAAGCTGAGGAGATGCTACGCACTGATCCTGTAGTTAGGCGCTCATGGCACATGCTAAGGCAAACTTTACTAAGTGCTACATGGAGATTTATGCCTGGTGTAGAGGGTGACCCGTTCGCAGAGGAGTTAGCGCGTTATGCTAATGAGGCCTATGGTTTTGACGGTCACGCGGGTCAAATGTCTATGTCTTTTGAGGATCAGCTTACATACTTATTTGAATACGTGCCGCTTGGCTATAGATATGCAGAGGAAGTATACAGAGTAGGGCTTGATAGCAAGGGAAACACTAAGATTTGGCTAGACTACTATGCAGACCGTGAGCCCTCTGCACATAACGAGTGGCTTAGTAGAGATGGGCAGCATTTAGATGGGGTATTACAAAATACTGTAGGGATAAGTAAAATCCCTAAGCCCATCCCTGCCAATAAATTATTATTATTAACATTGAATAGGACGGGCTCTAATTTTGAGGGCGTGGGAATGTTACGCCCTGTATGGTGGTGGTGGCGTACTAAGCAACGTGTAAGTAATATGATGTGCGTAGGCTTAGATAGGTGGGCAGTACCTACACCTAAGGTCACAGTAGATAGATCAGTAGCAGAAATGCAAGGCCTAAATGATTCTGATATAGATGCCATGGTTAATGATGCTGAGGCGCAAGCCACGGCTTTTATTAGTAGTGAGCAAAGCTATCTTATAGAGAATGCGGCTATTAAATTTGATACATACGCGGCACAGCCTAACCTCTACGCTCAGGGCCCACTAGATATTATTAAAGAATGTGACAATCAAATTAGTCAAGCTTTCTTAGCACAATTCGCTAACCTAGGTATAACAGACACAGGTAGCCGCTCAGTAGGTGAGGTGCACTTATCCATGTTTAGGCGTGCTGCTATTAACCTGTGTGACATAGTAGCTAGTAGGATTAGTGGGGCAGACAGAAGCGGGGCAGGTACCATAGGTAGACTAATTAAGTTTAACTATGGCGCAGTAGAGCCTAGCAAGTTACCCCGCTTAGTGCACACAGGGCTAGACACTGATGACTTAGCAGAATCACTAGGCATGCTAGGGCCATTAGTGCAATATGGATTATTAACGCCAGATGATGAGCTAGAGCGGGCAATACGTGAGAGACTGGGCGCGGGTGATCTGCCAGAGGATGCGCAAAGATCAGCATTAGAGAGAACGGCCACAGCTAATGCCACAGGTGGGGGCGCGGCTTTACTTGCTGAGCAGTTAATTAGGAGGCGGCGCAATGAATAAACGAACGAAAGCACAGACGCCCGCACCTCCTAAGGATAGAGTCAAGGGCAGTAAGAAAAACCCAGAGGGCAGCGCTAGTGGATCACGTGGTAGTATCTCCATATCTGATAAAACAGAGAAAGCTTTAGTTAATCTGCGTAACAAGCACAATGATAAATATAAGTCACCTAAAAAGCGCGTAGACCTTGGTATGTTAAAAGCTGTATATAGACGCGGTGCGGGTGCTTATAGTGTATCCCATAGGCCTAATGTAACGAGTCGTGATCAGTGGGCACTAGGGCGCGTTAAAGCATTCTTAAAGCTTGTAGCCACAGGTGAAAGAAAAAAAGCTTACACGGGTGATTTAGATTTATTGCCTAAGGGGCATCCTCAGAAGTCAGACGCTAAAACAGAGGCTACGGCACTAGCTACACCTCAAAAGTATTCACATATCAATTTTACTCCACCTAAGGGCGCACAGGACGCAGCGGCTAGAGCTCTAAAGAAAAGAGCAGAGAAGCCACCATCACAGCGGGGCATGACCTCTGTAGGCTTAGCGCGTGCGCGTGACCTTGCTAATGGGCGTGAGCTATCCCCTAATACAGTACGCAGGATGTTAGCATACTTCACTCGTCATGAGGTTGACAAAAAAGGTAGCACTTGGGATGAGTACGGCAAGGGCCGCCAGGCATGGGATGGGTGGGGCGGTGATGCGGGCTTCTCTTTTGCTAGAAAAGTGGTTAAACAAATGAATGCAGCAGATAATAAAACGCAATCCCTTAGAGCCTATGGTGAAGCTATCCTTTTAAGTGATAGCTCATCTTATGATGTGCCAGAGGGGTTAACAGTAGGCAAGCCGTTTAAGACATTATCACTAGGTCAAGTATCAAGTAGACTCAGTGGTGACAAGGTAGGCAAGCCCATAGATCAAGATTTACTAACAGAATTAGTGCGGGTGTTTAATGAGCATAAAGCTGAGTCACCAGTCATTATAGACTGGCAGCATGCTACTAGCCCTTTTCAAGGTGGCACACCTGCGCCCCCTGAGAGTGGCAACGCACTAGGCATGATAGTAGATCTAGAGATTAAAGATGATGGTCTTTACGCTATACCCGCTTATAATGAGCGTGGGCTAGAGGTCGTTAAAAATGCGGGCGGTGTGCTGTGGTCAAGCCCTGAGTATATCCATGGTGACATATTCAGTAGGGGAGATGGCAGCAAGTTAGGTGAGGCTCAGCTTTTAGCTATCACGCTTACACCACGCCCCGCACAATCCCATAATACCATTGATAGGATCACTTTAACTGAGGAGTTAAATATGGATGATCAAGTTAAAGAGTTAATGGCTAAGCTTGAAGCTAAAGATGCTTTAGTTAAAGAGCTTGAAGCACAACTCGCAGACATGAAGTCTGAAAATGAATCTAAGCTCATGACAGAAGATGAGAAAGATAAAGAGCTAAAAGAGCATTATGATGATGAAAAGTCTAAGATGGCTGAGCATGATGATAGTGAAAAGAAAGCGGAAGATGAAGAGGATGAAGACAAAGTTAAAAAAATGTCTGAGTCATTTAGTACATCTAACGTAGCTCTACTTAATGAAGTGCAAGCACTTAAAGAACAGCTTAACACTGTAGTTAAAGAGAATAATGCTATTAAGTGTGACAAAGCAGTCAATCAACTTCTTAGTGAGGGCAAAATCACACCAGCAGAGCGTAAGTTTGCTGTAGATGCTTTTAACATGAAAGAGCTACAACCTACATTTTGGCAGATGTTTAGTGAACGTCCATCAAATCAAGCTGTACCACTTCAAGAAGTGGGCCATGGCGCAAGCGGTCAAGAGATATCTAAAGCTACTTTGAGTGAGAAGATTAAAGCTTTAGCTACTGAGAAACAAATCACATTTAGTGAAGCTTTAAATATTGTACGTGATCAAGATCCTATGTCTTATCGCAAAGCTTATGGAGTTTAATATATGAATAATCAAATACATTCTTTTATTTGTGCTAGTGCTGTTACTGAGTACTCACTAGTAAGTATTGATAGTAACGGCAAAGTAGCCCCCACTACTTTACCTACAGACGTAGCTTGTATTGGTGTAGCACAGCGTGCGGCATCTGCGGGCGAAGCTGTGGACGTTGTAACAAGTGGTGAAACTAAAGTAATTGCAGGTGAGGCGGTCGCAGACTTTAGCGCTATCCCTCGTTTTTCTGCTATGGCAGGTGGTAAGGTTCAACCCGCAGAGGCTACAGACTCTACGTTTTTCCCTACTTGCTTTGTAACCCCTAACGTAAACCAAGCAAGCGCGGCGGTTAATGATCAGATTCTTGTAGAATTTAGACGCCCTTGCACACCATTAGCATAATAGGAGTAGGATAAATGGCAAGTTCATATAGTAATATCCATCCAGTAGACGAGATCTTAACAAGCCTAGTAAGTGAAGTAATCCCTAGTGATTCCCAGCTTATCGCAGGTCAAGTATTCGAAAATGTAAAAGTCCCAGAGCGTAGCGGTACATTCTTACTAGAAAACACACGTAACTTTATGGGATCACCAGAGTTAGACTTAGAGCGCGCACCAGGTGCGGGCCGTGCTAACATTGGCTCATTTGATAGAACATCTTTAACTTTCAAAGCTAAAATCTACTCTGCACAAGATAGTATCGCTATGGAAGATATTATTGATAGTCAATATCCAGGCAGTGAAGAGCAACGTATCGCGCGCAAAGTAAGACGCACTATGATGCTAGCTAAAGAAAAGCGTGCCGCAGATTTGTTATTTGATACAACATCATTTAGTAATGATTCATGTGCTAATGTGATGGGTGGTCAAGTTGACGCTGCGGGCACAGATGCACTCACAGGCTTAGATAAGCTTAAGGATCTAGTATTTGCGGCGGCCCATGGCATCAACCCAGATACTATTATCTTAGGCCGTGGTGTAGCGCGTGCTTTAGCGCGTAACCCTGAATTTAGATCTTACTTATCGGTGGGTGACTTCACAGACGCAGGTGTAGGCATTGCCGCAGGTGGTAGCTTAGTGCTTAATGATAGTGCAGTTCAAGCAATCATTAGAGACGTTCTAAATATTCCTAATGTATACGTGGGTCAAGCTAGACGTGAGACTGCTGTACCTGGCGCGACATCCTCAGAAGCTCAGATTTGGAATGATGAGACTATCTTCTGTGGTATCCTTAAGGGCTCAGATGCTATCGTACAAAAGAGCGGTAACGTTAAAGGTATGCCTGTGGCTGCTCTTAACTTTGACTTTGGCAATATGGTTGCGGGCCAATATGATTCACTAGACGCTACTAGACGCTATGTATATGCTGAAGAAGTACAACAGTATAAAGCGATTGATTCCACATTAGGCTATATCGTAACTGACTGCTTAGCATAGTGAGTGCCCATGTGTGACAGTGCAACCCCTACATTATTAAGTGAAGTTGACGCAGATAAGAAAGCAATAGCTGACTTACAGGCGCAGCTATCCAAGCAAAGTGGGGCGCGTGCTGAGATCACAAAAGCTAAGATAAATGAATTAAAAACGATTATCAAAGCTGAGAATAAAATGAAAGCATCTCTAGCACGTGCCAGGGGTAGCTTTTTAAAAACTTTAGAGACTGCTATAGATGCCACTAATCCACTAACCTTGTTATCTCTAAATAGAGATCAGTTAGTAGACTTTATTCTTAAAGGGGGCATGGGTATAGCAGTGGATGACTTTATTAATCAAGCTGATAAAATTACTCAGTCTGTTAATAAGACCATGGGGAAGATACAACCAGGCTTAGGCATTACGGACACTATACAAAGTGAGCTAGATATTATGCAAGCCGCCGCAGTAGAGGGGGTATTTGATGATGTTATTTTACCCACCATCACAGCGGGCGTGCGTGATGCACTTACAGCTATAAGTGTGGATGTGCCCGTTAGCTCTGCTATCTCTGCGCTATCTCTCAAGATGGAGAAAGCACAGGGGAGACAACTAACAGAGATCAATACTAAGCTTAGTATGTATGGGCGCAGTGTGACTGCGGCAGTAGCTGAGAGTGCGGGCATTAAATACTATTTATATACAGGGCCTATAGATAGCTTGACTCGTAAATTTTGCCTACCTTTAGTAGATAAAGTGGTGAGTGAGTCACAGATGAGGCGCTTAAATAATAGGCAGGGCCTAAGCGTAAAGACTGCGGGCGGGGGTTATAATTGTAGGCATTCGTGGAGTCCTGTGACAGAGGGCTTTATGAAAGCAGCACAGCTAGACAAAGCTACTACTAAAAATATATCAGATGCTAATAAAGGGGCTAGAAAATGAAGAAAGCCGTTACAGGTCAAGACTACACTTTTACATGGAACAGCGCGGCCCCTGTGAGCGGCACGCCTAGCGTAACTTTTAAAGCGTCTAGCACAGTCACTAGTAATCTTACACACTCACGCGCAGATATTAGCGTAACTGCATTAGCTAATGATAGGCGTACACTCACTATAGCTAGTAGTGCTAGTCTAGAACGTGATCAAGAGCTATGCTTTTTAAAGACAGATGGGGACGCTTGGTATAGTGTAAAAGTAGTAAGGATAGTGGGCACTACAGCTTTATTAGCTGAGCCCCTCCCTCGTGAGATAGACTTATCTAGTGCAGCCTCATTAGAGTTTTCTACTTGGTATGTGACAGCATCATCTAGTAATGTTACTAGTGCAAGCGGGACATATCAATATGAGATAAGTTACATAGTAGACTATGGACAGAATACACAAAACAAACTAGACAAGGGTGTAATTAAAGTTACCCCGCGACCTTTTGACACTGGCTTAGATCATGAATCATTAGTGAATAAATTTGCTTCACTTGCTGACTTAGTGCCCAGGCGTCAAAGTGATTTTAGCCCACAGATTAAAGCGGCTTTAGATGAGCTATCTTTAATGCTTAGAAATAGGCTTATAGA